TTCTCCATCAATACTTGCAGCAGCATAGTGTTCTGAATCTATAGCATCATCAGCGATATGAGCATTATCTATACTGCCATCCGTATAATGTTCAGAATCTATAGCATCATCTGCTATATTAGCACTATCAACAGCATCGGCACCAACTGGGGTTGCTTTAACAACACCTGAATCTCTACCTAAATTTTTATTTACTATTCCACTCATAGTTTATATTCCTTTATAATGTTTGATCGAGGTAACTGACCACAACATCCACATTGGCAGAACTAGCCGTTGCTGCACATAAATGATCTGTGCCTTCTATAACAAATTTAGTTGTATGTTCAAATGTTTCATTAGCACCTAATGCTTGATCGGAATAGATTTCATAGTCAGTTCCACCACCATCGTCATCTATGTAAAGATCAAAAGTTTCTGCTGCTCCTGCTGTCTCACAAAATGTGATAGAGAGAATGGTATAAGTATGTCCACTCACTCCGTTGATAAGAACTGATTCCGAATTAGTCACACCAGCAGTGTGTGACACTTTTAGTAATTCTGATGCCATAATTTTCTCCTAGAAGCCCAATACTAGGGCTTTGCCTGTACTGGAAATTGACGGGTTCATAATTGTTGTTGATGAAGTGATGTTGTACGCTAAAATATCTAAATTAGCCCCAAGCTGTGGAGATGAGTCATCAGAAACTTCTGAAATCATACCACTCGTTGAGACTGCGGCTACTTGCCAAGCTGATCCACTGTACACTCTTAAATTATTAGCAGAGGTATTAAAATAAAGATCACCAGCAGTTAATGCGTCACCATCATTATCGGTTGCTGGGTCGCTTGATTTAGCCCCCAAATAGGTGTCATCAAACGCATCGGCTGAAGCGGCTGCTGCGGTAGCACTTGAAGCTGCGGCTGTCGCACTACTCGCTGCGGCTGTGGCACTGGTCGAACCTGCACTCGCAGATGAGGCCGCTGCTGTCGCAGATGAGGCCGCTGCCGTTGCTTTCGTTGTGGCTGTACTCGCTGATGTACTTGCGGCTGAAGCACTAGCCGCCCCCTTTATACTGTAATGTTTTGCTGAATATTCAGAACCATCAACTGTATCGTCTTCCGCATTGGTTGCCCATTGTTTTGCCGCACCTTTTCCCGATGTATCAGTTACACCTGTACCGCCTATAGCATACGCTTTAGCAGAATATTCGCTACTTGCGACTGCACCATCTGTTTTAGTAGCCCAGTCTTCCGCAAGGTTCTCTACCCAACTAAGTTGACCTGACCCATTGGTTTTTAGCAAATAATTAGCGGTGCCATCGGCTTGAGGCCATTTTTGTCCATCTAGGATTATATCTCCAGTTCCATGTGGCGTAATTGTAATAGTCCCGTTAGTATCGGTTGAGCTAATGGTATTCCCATTGATGTCTATGTTGTCTACTTTTAGATTGTCTATCTTACTAGAACTATCAGCAACAAGTGCCTTTGATGCGGTTAACGCTCCTGCTGTGACATCAACAAAATTTAGTTCAGAATGCGTAGAAGTAACAACACCAGAAATACCGGGGAAGTCAGTCAACAGCATACTCTTGATATTTCTTATATGATCGTCACCTTCTGACCTTGGATCAGTCCCAACTGGGTTTGTAGCATCAAGATCATCTAAGTGCGTTACACTTTCTAAGCCCATTTATTTCTCCTTACTGTAAACCAACATCTATGACATAAGTACCGTTGTCAGCACCAAAAGCCAATTTTATATCCACTGTGTCTATCCCTTCAACATCCATGTAAAACCACCCAGTAGCACCACTTAACGCTGCTAGATTACCAGAACAACCCAATAAAGGAAGTGTTGGACTCGTAAAATCCCCTGATGTTGTTGGGCCTGCTATCGTTGCATAAACCGTACTGTCTCCATGTGGCTTTGCGTCAATCTGGAATTGGTCAAATGCTTGCACTGAAGCGGTCACTCGACAAAATAACTTGTTATAATTTCTTGTCTGCACATTCATAACACTGGTTAATGCTTGATCCAATGTTGCAGAAGTAGCAGTTTCACTGTGAAACGGGCCTACATAAGCCATTTTTTATTCTCCTATTTTATGCAGATAATGGCCCAGTTGTGAGTCCACCTTGACCGACTATGTACCAGTTACCATTTGTAAAAAGCAGATGCACACTGTCTCCTGCATCGCTAAAAGTTATAGTTGTATAACCGCCAGCATTACTTGGGGTTAGTGTGCCGTTACCACCATCTGTTTTAAGGATGATGAATAAATGCTGTCCTTCCACTCCATCGGCTAATGTTCCTGCATTAGTACCTGTCGTAGTCCATTCTGCAATAGATCCCGTTATTGGGATTGCTCCTGCACCACTTAAAGTCGTGGTTTCAGAAGTCATAAAACCACCTTGGACATCTACCTTACCACTGCCTTTTGGTATTAGATCCAGATTGATATTAGAATCAGAACCTTCAGCAGCTACAGCAGGGCCAGATGCCGAATCAGCATTATGTATTCCTATGTAGTTAACAGGTGTAGACGATTCAGTAAATATAATATATTCATCACCACCAGCATCTTTGATTCCTTGGGTTGTATCAATCATTATAGAACAGGCATCAAAATCAACGTCACCTGTCCCATTAGGAGCGATTAATAAGTCTCCGTTGGTATCGGTGGTTGATATGGTGTTGCCATCAAGATCAATATTATCAACATTCAGCGTATTGAGTTTACTTGAACTATCCAAGACTAACGCCTTAGAAGCTGCTACCGTACCTGCTGTTACGCCATATAGTGCATTAAGCTCGGTATGTGTCGCACTCATAACTCCACCAATGTTTGGGAAGTCTGTAGTCAGTGCTGTTTTTATGTTCCTTATGTGGTCATCACCTTCACTAACTGGATCACCCACAACAGGATTTGCTGCGTTTAAATCGTCTATGTTTGTTACAGATTCTAATGCCATGATGTCTCCTAATCAGACCAAATTTCGTTAATGGTATTCCAGTTTTGTCTTATATTTTCCCAACTCATACCAAGGTCAACACTCCATTCAGTCCAGTTGTCCTCCCAGTTGTCTGAATTTGTATTCCAGTTATCACTAATGGTATTCCAGTATTGTACTTGTGTAACTCTTGTCCATGTTGTGCTTGCCATCTAAATACCTCTGTGGTCACTTCGCACAGCCAACGCACCACCAGAATGCCTGTCTTTTTCATCAGCAGTCGCTATTGCGTCAATTGCCTGATTAAAATAAAGACCCCACATTTGTGCTGCCTCTGGGTTTTTAACAAATGGTTCTGCTTCTAATAAAGATCCATAAAGCAAGAGGTCTGAATGATCTTCTAGTAGTTTATTACTTGTATAACTGTCTGAAAGGTGAGAAAACTTCTCATAAAATACCATTTCCAAAGTATAAACTCCACCGGGTTTTGGCCCAATTCTTATTTCGTTACCTACTAGCGTGTAAAATCTTGGTCTACCTACTGTGCCACCAACTTCTGTGTCAAATCTTTCTGGAGTTAAATAACTTAAATCTACTACAGGGCTTGTCTTTAATGCAAAATGACGCATCTGTATATAACCATCAGGCAAACCATAATATTCTTGGTTAGCTACAGTAGACATCTCTGCTCTATGCTCCATAGAACGAACTCTGATATGTCTGTTTATTCTGTCTTCTGCAAGACTAATAAAATCAGGAATATTGTCAGTCAGATCATCTCTGTCCAGCCAAGTTGCAATAGAAGATTTTAGCTTTGCGTATGAATCAATAGCCATAATTTATAAGTTACAATCTATAGTTCTAAAAAGGCGGTTGTCTGGATCGTTAAGCCACTTTCTAAAAGCAACTCTATCGAACCAGACACCACTTTTCATTAATTGGTCAACAACGACATTTGGAATAGAAGCTACTTTAGCAAACTCACCAAAACGACCACTACTGCTATTTTTATCAATAGCAAAAGCCTTACGATCTGCTCTGTTCTTTCTGACTATTTCACCTATATCCTGAAACGTAGACATGTGGACATCGCCCGTATTAGAGTCAAACCAACCTGTAGTTTTTACCATGTTGCTGCCCCAGTCTTCGCTTATTTTAACATCTGCCATTGTTGTTTAAACCTCAAAAAAGGTGATGATAAACTGCACCAACAACAACGATTGTCCACATCACCCAATTGTGTTTGTACATAAATTCTTTCATAAATCCCCCCTATAAAGGGGAGCGTAAGCCCCCCAATATTGGTTTAACCTCCTAGATTACAGAAGGCTTGTATTAAGATCAGCTACTTTAGCACTAGCTGCTTCATTACGAGATTCGAGAGTCCATTCTGATAAGAGTAATCTCTTTTCAGCGTCACCCGTCTTAGCAAGGTCATAAACCTTGAAAGGTCGTAAGTAAGCCATAGCCCACATATCCTTCTGGATAATTGAAATAGTACGATCTCGACTGAATCGTGAAGGCACAACTTTCAACTCACCAAAGTCACTAACATAAACATCAGCAGCACCGATAATCGTACCCGGCCCTACGCCTGACTGCTCACGATACATCGTAGCAATACCACTGAACTGGCTTGAGATGTTCTGCTTGTTAACAGCACCACAAAGCATCATTTCTGGATCTCCACCAGAAGTCCAAGCTGATTGAATAGCTGATTTAGCCATCGCTTCAGTTAGATCCCGTTGGGTTCCATCGGTGATAACATAAGTAGAACCATTCAAAGCATAACTGGTTCCTGATGATACATTACTGCTCACCCAACTTTCCAAAGCACGAGTCTTTCGTGTCGTAGTACCAGTGGATGCTACAGGTGCCTGTACTTGAGAAAGAGAAAACTCAATATCTCGCTTTAGCTCCTTACCTTTTTTAGCAACCTGATATGCTATTTCTGATTTTCTACCTGCTTTTAAAACAGATTCATGCGTACCAGAAATAATCAGCGTTTTAGCACTGATGGTCGTGTAGTTGCTAAGTCTGCTTGTAACAACTGAAGCATCAAGACCTGCTGAATCGTAGTCTTCACCTTCAAGCTGTTGGTTAACTGCTGCTGTTGCCAACGTATCGGTCTGCCATTCATGCGTTGTGGC